TTTACCGAACAAGGCAGAACCCGCCGACGATCCCCGGCTATCCAGATCTGTTAGCCAAAGAGATCGCGGCATTCCAGATCCCGGCCAAAATTGAGCTCATACGCCGTAGGAATCGCTGATGGCTGCTGTTGATCTAAATACCGTTCGATCGATCATTGAGGGCCGGCTTGCGACTGAGCTGGCGCTTCCCCCGGCGGTTCCGGTGGTGTTTCACAACATGCCGAACAAGCCTACGGCTCGATCATCATGGGTTCAATGTCTTGTTCAATTTGGGGCCAATCAATATCTAAGCCAGGGCCTGACAGCACAGGGCAGCACAAAGGTAATTGGTGTTTTGCTGTGCAATATCTTCACCCCCAAAGGCGTTGGCCCCGGCGCTAATTATGCGATTGGGAAACGCATTCGAGACCTCTACAATAGGGCCATAGTTTCTGGCGTTTTTTTCGACGCTGCTGACGGCCCTGCAGTTGTGGATTCTCCTCAGCCAGAACCGTTTTTTCAAACAAGGGTTTCTGTGACCTTTGAATTTATTGAGGATCTTTGACCAATGGCAACAATCAGAGGAGAGCAAGGGGCAGTGCAATTCGATGCCTCCGGCTCGAGCAATGCAACCGTGGTGGGCACTCGGAGTTGGTCGCTGAGCACGACAAAAGCAGTTCTTGACACGACGGTTCAAGGCCAAACATCTACAACTGTCGTCGGCGGGTTGGTAGGCGGATCGGGCTCGGTTGAGCTGGTTTACGATAAAACCGCCACAGGCCAATCTGCATTTATAGCTGAGGCCATTAAAACAAATGATCCAGCGACGGCAACTTTCGAGCTGTTTCTTACCGGAACGACTTCAGGATCTGACTCAATCTCCTTTGCCGGGATGATTAATGACATGGAGCTCGGGTCCACGGTTGGGGATCTCGTAACTGTTAATTGTTCGTTTACCGTCAACGGTGACATGACATCAGACGCATAGAGCGGTATGATTTTGTGAATACTTGGTATTAAATGGCTAGGAACCGCGCTGTTGATTTGCTGGTTGGGGAATTTGACCTCAATCAGCGACGTAAGTTTGACGTGAAAAATGCAGACGGCAAGGTTGTTATCAGCCTGTACTTTAAGCCGATCACAAGAGCTGATCGTAAGAAATCGCAGCAACTGGCCGGCACTGATGAAGCGCTGGACGTGAGCACACAGATGCTTTGCCAGATGGCAGAACTCGAGGACGGCACCAAGGCATTTGCCCCGGCTGATGCGCCGAAACTGCAGCGGCAGTTACCTGAAAGCGTGCTGAATGAACTGGAGCTCTTTCTGTTTGGTATTGGCGAAGAGGCCAGCCTTGAAGACGCAAAAAACGACTGAGGCAGGATGGGTGGCTCTTTTTTGAGTTCCACCTAGCCTGCGAATTAGGGATGACCGTAAGTAAATTGCGGACAGAGCTGACTGATGCTGAAATGGTGCATTTTGCTGCGTATTACGAGTTGAAGTCAGAAAGAGAGCAGCAAGCGATGGACCGCGCAAAAAGGGGAGGCCGGTAGAATAGGGCCATGGCTGAGTCGATCGTCAAGCTTATTGTTGATGCCTCGCAGGGCGTCAGATCGCTCGGGCGGTTCAAGAAAGCGACGGATGAAGCAGCTAAAAAGACAGACCAGCTGAAAAAAGCAGTCAGATTGCAAAAAGCCGCGACAGAAGCGGCGACCACAAAGCTGGCTCAGTTTGGTGATATTGCCAAATCTGCTTTTGGTAAGGCGTCGAAAGCAGCGCAGAAATACCAGTCGGCGCTCGGGGGGATCAAAGGCGCAATCGTCTCGCTTGGCGTTGCAGCGCTCACAAAGCGGATGATTGGGCAAGCTGCAAGTTTCCAGCAAACGCAAATACGGCTGAAGGCTCTATCGACTGAATATGGCGAATTTGGCAAGATCCAACAGCTGGTAAAAGATAACGCCAAGACGTTTAATCTCTCGCAGGCCGAAGCGGCAAGCCAGTTTTCAGATGTTTACGCAAGGCTGAGGCCACTAGGCAAGACCCTTGATGAGGTCCAAACGGTATACAAAGGCTTTAACGCTACGGCGATTGCAAGCGGCACCAGCGCGGCTGCAGCGAGCGGGGCGTTCCTTCAGTTGAGTCAAGCGCTCGGCAGCGGCAGACTGGCGGGCGATGAATTTAGGTCTGTCAGCGAGCAAATCCCAGGCATCCTGGGTTTAGTTGCTGATGAGATGGGAGTTGCTGTCAGCGAGCTTAAAAAACTTGGAAGTGAAGGCAAAATCACTTCTGACATTCTGATCAACGCCTTGGCGAAAGGATTTGAGAAGAACAAGGATAAGATTCAGCAGATTTTGGCCGAATCACCAGCGGCAAAATTCAAAGAGTTCAGTAATGCAACCAGCGAACTAAGCAATGCAATCGGGACTGAGTTGCTCCCAGTTGTGACCCCAGCCGTCCAAGGGCTGACCAAGCTGCTGAAGGCTGTTAGCGATTTACCAGGGCCAATCAAAACAGTAGGGGCGGCCATACTTGGATTGACAAGCGCTGTCGTGGGGCTCGCCCCTCTGCTTGGCCCGGTCGCCAAAGGATTCGCGGCCATAAAATCTGTGCTGGCTGGAATTACGGGGGCAGGGCTTTTAGCTGCTGGGCCGTGGTTTGCTCTTGCTGCTGGTATCGGTGCCGCAGCGTTTGCCTTAAATAACTATCAATTTGAGGCAAAGAACGCTGGGACAGCAGAAAACCTTAAAAGGAGAAGCGCTGAACTGTTGAAGATTGACGAAGACCTTGCAAAAGCAGAGGCACGTCTTGACAAGCAAACCGACAAACAAGCTATCAAGGCAGCCCAATTGACTGTCGATAGCTTTCAAGATATACGCCAAAGAAAGCTGAAAGAGATTGCTCAGATCAGAGAAGCGCTTCCTTTTAGGCAAAGGACGAATCAACCGAAGGGCGCACCCACGGCCCGGCCCCAGATTGGCGACTTTGTAGGCGGCGGCAGTAGTGGTGGTGACAGCAAAGCCCTTAAGGCAAACAACCAAGCGCTAGAAGAGGCCAACCGATTAGCTAACAGCCAACGCGAAGCTTTCGCAAGGATTAATCAGGAATTAGATAGAAGTATTGCACTAAATTCAGATGTTAATGATTACATCAAACAAGGATTTCAAAACCTATTTGCGTTTCAAGATGTAGTTAAACGAATTAATACTGAGGTTGCAGCAGGCAGGCAAGCTGAACTTATCGCATTAGCTCAACTTAAAAAGGATCAAGCAGATTTCAATGTACTTAAAGGTGCTGCATCTGATTTTGGCTCAGATATGGGCGAATTTTTTGCTGGCAAATTACCTAAAGAAATCGAAGCGCAAGGCGAAAAGATGAAAGACGTTTATAAAGGCATCGGAGACTCTATTCAAAATGGTGTCGTCGATGCTTTAACCGCTGCTGTAGATGGCACCAAGTCGCTCGCAGAAGTCGCATCAGCAACATTAAAAGACATTGGAAGCATGTTGATAAAGTTTGGAGTCAACCAATTGTTCAATCAAGCCGGCGGCGCTGGTGGCATTCTGGGCAAGCTGTTTGGCTCCGCAAAAGGAAACATAATCGCTCAAAATAAAATCGTACCCTTTGCCAAAGGTGGAATTATTGGCGAGCCAACAATCTTCCCGTTAGCGAATGGTACGGGGCTAATGGGTGAAGCTGGCCCAGAAGCGATCATGCCCCTTAAACGAGGCCCTAGCGGTCGTTTAGGCGTTGAGGTTGCTAGCACCCGTCAACAGCTGGACCGCCAAAGGGCTGTTGCTAGCACCCGCGAACAGCTGAACAACCAGCAAGCCAACACCATGCAACCGCTGGATATTCGTTATGAATCGACGGTCATAAATAACATTGAGTACGTCACGGCTGAACAGCACCGCAAGGGCATGGCACAAGCCGCAGAGCGTGGCCGAGCGATGACGCTGACGACGCTCCAGAATAGTCCTAGAACACGCAGCAGGGTTGGCATCTGATGTCTGCATATGCCTTCGTCAACTACGTCCGCTTCAAAACTCAGGCTGAGGCGTACACCGGCACGCCATACCAAAATTTCAGCGTCAATCAGAGTCGCACTTATGGCAGTGTGACTTATAACTTTGCGCCGTTTGCCGTTTCATCTGGCGGCGGGTCTCGCGGCGGTGAGCGTTCTAACGCTGCTCTAGTAGCTGGTACGGATGCGATCTCTGTGAATCTGTTCGCAGAAGCGGTCCAGAGCCGTTACATATTGGAGATCAAGACTGTCAGCCTTGATCCACTGACGTTTGCAGACGAGGCATTAATTTCAACTGAAACATGGCGCATTGCGTCGTATGAAATGGACACAATAACGATAACTATGCGTTTGACATCACCACTTGATGCAGTAAAAGCTCAAATCCCTCGACGAACTTTGAGCACAAAATTGGTTGGAGCATTACCAACCAGTGGGGCATTGTCTTTGGGCTGATGTGGCATCGTTGGATTGGTCTTCCCCATGAGTTTCGAGCGGATCCCAACGACGGCCAAGGGGCCGACTGCCTGATTATGACCTGGCACGTTTTAGACGCTGCAGGCGTTTCACATCCTGCATTGAATGAGGAATGGCTAGACATGGCAGAACGCGGCGACTACGAAGGTCTAGCTCTGCTGTATCGAGGGCTTACAATGTCTTTAAGCGCGTCGGAAGAATACGCGGTGACAATGTTTCGAGCTGCAGACCATATCGGCATTGGCGTTGTTGTGGACGGAGGGCTTTTACATGTGAACCGGCGAAAAGGTGTCCGCTGGATCCCGGTGGAACGATGCAAAAAGATGGAATACAGGAGGTTTAAATAATGCTGCCATCTGATCGCTACATCGCTGAAATCCTTGGCCTCACGGAGGCGCAGTATCGACACTTCCATATTGAGGCAAGGAAACGCGCAGCGGAAGGGCCGCAGCCTGCTGTAACTGCAGAAGTTGCAACAGTTATTGCAATCGTCAATCTTGTGATTGGCCTGGGCTCAGTTGCGGTTTCCTTGCTGCTAAAACCTTCTGCGCCAAAAGCTCCGGGTGAGCGAGGCCAGCCAACTCAACGCCAAGAGGAAGGCAGCACAGTCCTCCAAAACAGTCGGTTTGCTCCACGGTATGGCTTTGGTTCGCAGCAAGACATCGCAGCGTTAGGCAGCGTTATCCCGATTGTTTACGCACGCAAAGAAACCATATCAGGCACAGATTACGGCGGCATTCGGATCAACATGCCAATGATCTGGAACCAGATCCTGAGCTTAGGCGGCGGCCAGATGATACGCGGCGTATTTTTACTCAGTGAAGGCAACATTAGCAGCGTTGACCCAAATAACTTTGCAATCGGCAGCAGTACGCTACAGGGCTATATTTTTGACAGCAATTCTGCTACTGAAGCAGCCTCACGGGTAACGCTTTATCTCAGCAAGGACGGAGGCCGAATTACTGGGGCTGACAGAGTGGCTGGCCGGTCAAACGCCAACGATGACGGCAGCTCTATATTTTCAGATGTATTTCGAGTGTACTGGAACGGAGCCGAACGAAGAGATTTTTGCTCATCCAACCGGCCAAGCACTCAGACAACATTTGGGGTTTATGCCCCGATTGGGAATGATCTGATGTATAAGGTCAACCCTGTAATAAGTCCAGGCGTAAGAAGCCAGACAGGGCCGGGTGAAGACTCTGAGCAGGTCACTGTTGACTGCCCAGTAGACGCGCCAAAGATGAACAAACGGGATAAGTATCGGGCCAATTTTTCAACATTTAGCGGTGTCAATCAGATCAATTCCACCGCAGGAACAAGCCCTGGAACCACAACTTCAGTTAGCGTCGGGGATACGGTTAGCTACAGGCTTCACAACGGAAGTGACTGGGGGACTGTTTTCAGCACCTATGGGGACTCAGATGATGATGCTGAAGCGAAAGATGTAGCTTCAGCGGTTGCCTCGTTGCAAAAAACTTGGGATGATCGGTTAATGGAGGGTGAGCTGTATAAAATCGGGACGGCTTTATGCGTCTGCACAGGCCGCACTTCAGAGGAGTTTGTATCACAAGCCGATCTAAATGGCAGCGGGGGGCAAGCTGTTGTTGCTGGTTTCACTGTTGTTGAGTCTGGTTTTATCAAAAACTTCTCCGCATTAAGACTCGAAGATGCAGGCGGTGATTTAGGCGTGCGGGAAAAAGGCACGACAGGGGGTCACCTTCTGCGCTACGCACGGGGATCGGTGTCAACGTCGAGGGCATGCCAAGCCGTGGAAGTTGGCCTGAAGTCTGCTCTTGGCATCAGAATAAACAATCTATGTAACTTTAGGGATACAAAAACTTATGAATACGCCGATACGCAATGGTGTCAAACTTTTGAAAACAATCCGCCGGAAGATATAGTTAATAACTTCTATCAAAGCGGTGTTATCACAGCACCTGTGCAGCGGTATTCGTTTTTCAAAATTAAATATAGAACGGTTGGGAGCAGTAGCTGGACGGAGTTAAGTAATGCCTACGGGGCCAGGAGTGAAACTCAGCAACCTGTTTTTAATTACATCCGCTTTGAGTTTAGCTCAACCAAGGTACGTGAATTTATGTTTGAGCCTCTTTCAGGGTTTGAAGTTCGCCAAGGCTACTACGGTAGTGCGTTGTATGTTCTTGACCCTAAGAAAGGTCGAGCTACTATCTCTGACGGCGGGATAAGTGTTGCCTTCAATGGTGAAAACATTGCGCTCAATACAAGCAACTTTGGCATCGCTTTTGGTAACGCTGATTCTGCCTTAAGTTCTAACTATGTTTACGACGAAGACACAAACGGTGATGACCCTACGGTCACAAGAAATTACAACGGATTGCCTCTCGTAGACAATAGTACTTACATCGACGACTATGGAAAATTAGCGGAAACTTTTGTTTATTCAGAGATCAGCAGTACTGCAGATTCTGGGCCTGAACATAGTATCGTTTATATCAATGAAATCGTGCCAAATAGTACAGCGCCGCAATACGACAATCTTGCGCTGGCTGGCATCAATATTCGATCATCCGCCGAGTTCCAGCAGTTCAGCCAGTTTTCTGCTTATGTGACTGGAGGTCGTGAATGCACCAGGCTTTTGGGTGGATCTGGAGCAACGCACCTTTTTCCAGACATTCTTTACGACTTGATGACGAATGACCGTTTTGGTGCAGGATCATTTGTCAAGAACTACATGATCGACACCACCGAGTTCACCGCTGCAGCGCAGTGGTGCCAAGATCGCAAATATTTTTACGATGGCGCTGTTTCTGAACCTGTCAATGTCAGGCAATGGTCAGCGGATTTAGCTGCTACGCATTTACTGCAGTTTGGCGAATCAAACGGCAAGTATTTTCTTCGCCCTGCAATATCTTTTACCGCTGTTCCAATTGCTGCATTGTTCACAGCAGGAAATATTGCTGCAGATTCGTTCAAGCTTCAATATTTTGACCCGGAAGACCGTGATCCTATCCAAGTAAGCGTTCGTTACCGCGAAGAGCGCACAACCACAGATCCAACTAGCCCCGGATTATTCCCTGTGGTCCGTGAAGTGCTGGTGCGGGAAGTAAGCGCATCAGCCACGGATCCAATTGAACAGATTGACATGAGTTCGTATTGCACAAGCAGAGAACATGCAATCGACGCAGCCAAATTCATTATCAGAATGCGGCGCATCCCTCAACACGTCATAAATTTCTCAACTACACATGAGGGGGTTATGTCTAATATCGCGCCCGGTGATTACATCAAAGTGGCAATGGACGAAACAGAATATGACCAGTTCAACAATGGCGCAGTCACACCAGAAGGCGCATTAGTCAGTACGAAAGCATTAGCCGATGGCTCCTACAACGTGGTCGCATGGGATGGAACGGAAGGGACGCCACCGGCTGACGCGACATTGACGGTTAGCAATAGCGGAACGACTGCAGCGCCTACGGGCGTGGTTTTCACTGTAAAAATCGCAAACACGCAAATGCGCGTTTATCAAATTGAACGGATTACGTCAGGAGACGATGGATTGTTTACAATCGAAGCAATGCACATGCCCGTCAATAGCAGCGGTGTCTTAGAAGTCGCCAATGGCTTTGACACTGCTAGTAATTGGAGCATTACCTAATTATGACAACGACGTTCCCCAGCATCGCACCAACAAGACGCAGCTTTGTTGCACCAACATGGCCGACCAAGACACAGGTGTCACAATCTGGCGTAATCACTCGCAGGTTATGGGGCAGCAGGCCCAGCCAAGCAAAACTTAGCCTGACATTTGGCAATATCAGCGACACCAACACAGCGGCAATTTTAAGCGCATACAACACAGCAAGGGGCTCAGTTGACAGCCTGACGTTGCCGACGCAAATATTTGCTGGGGCAGATGCAGCTTTAGAAAGCTGGCTGAATGCCAGTGCAACTGGGGCTGGTTTATTGTGGTCTTTTAGTGAAGGGTCGTCACCACAAGTTGAAAGCGTCGCCCCAGGCCGCTCCAATGTGGCTGTTGAACTAACCGCAGAGCTTAGAATGAGCTAACAGGAGTACAAAATGGCAGTTTTAGGAACGTTTGGGCGCATCGTAATCAAACGCTCTGCTCCTCAACCGGAGGTGATGAACTTTAGCGCAATAAATAAGACACAAAAAATATACACATTGACTCAAGCAGGGTATAGAAACGGTGATCTTGTAGAGATTGCATCAACAACCAACTGGCCAAACGCATCACCATCAGATGATGCGTTGGTTCCTGCCTACGTTGCGGACATCCCCTACGAATGGCGCAACAACCTAGAAATGGTTGATTACACCGAGCCATATCCAGTTGCATTAGGGTCCACGCCATACAAAAATCAACTTTATGTCAGCGTTGATCAGCTTAACCGCGTTGCATTTTACCGCAACCGTCGTTCAGCAATGCTGAACGTTAAAGCGGATCGCGAAAGCCTTGATGCAATCCAGCCCAATGACGCGCTTGAAATCCGGCTCGTTAATGATTGGCGGATTGAATGCAATCTCACAAAATGGAATCTAAATTTAGACGCAAAAGTATTAGAAACTACTGACCTTGGGGATGATTTTTTTGATGGCGTCAAGTCAACTATCCAGGGCAGCGGAACACTTGATTTTATAGTTGAACGCGAAGCAAGTGATCCAAAAAATAGCACTATTATCAGCATTCCTAACTATCAAAATGCTGTTCTTTGGACCGGATCGAACGATGGGACGACGCTGATAAACGGCAGTATTACCGAAGGCCCTAACTCCGGCGGCGATTATGACAATGCCTCTGTTTCGGGCGTCGAGCCTGCCCCGAGGCAGTATGCGTTGATGGCACGATCAGGCACGAGCAACCTGATGAGACTTTTGCTCGCGACTCAAGATCAGGCAGAGGCGGATGCAGAGTTTTGGATGATCTCTGAGGAAGGATCGCGATTAGGTGACTCAATCGTTGTAAAAGAACCTGGAGATTTGTTTTACAGAGCAAAAATTATCATTACATCAAATGCGATTAGCGCGGCTGCGGCTGACGTTATTGCTGGATCAGCTTCGTTCGTCACCGTGCGGGATATTGAGCTTCTTGAAGGGGTTTGATAGGTAGAATGAAGGCATCTCACAGGCAGGACCAGGGCCTAGAATGACCGCAATCATCCATAACTATTCGATCACACCTGGCGACATCCCGTCAGCGTCTGAGGTCGATCTTGGCGCAATCGCGATTCAAGCGGCTGACGGTCATATTTATCTGAAAAAAACTGACGGCACGGTTGCAAGGGTCACGATGCTGCCAGGTGGCAGCACTCAGCAAGTTCTATACAAAACCGGATCGGGCGACTATGCGCTGGGCTGGGGCACGATCAGCTCCACGGTGATGGGTGGGACGCTGTGGGCTGAAGTCGTCGCGGAGGTCCAGCGTGTTTTCCAGTTGGTCGAAGGAACGGCATCTGTTTTACTGTCCGCACCGGCAACCCTGACGGCTGGCAGCACTGGCCCCCTCACCGTCAGCGTCGCTGACGCTGCCTATTTGGCAGACGGCACCAGTATTACAGGCGTACTGGGCACGGTGTATGGGACGTTAAGCCGTAGCGGCACCACATATTTATTTGTATCGAATCAAAGTTATACAAGTAATGTTACTTTTGCGACTGGAACACGATTTGCAGCTGCATTCCTGAATGATACTTTCAACCCGCTGCGAATAGGAACCTCAGAGCTGCAAGAAGACGAAAGCTATAAAGAAACAGGCTTTGCCTATGTCATGCTAGACGCGGCTGGTCGCATGACATGGGGCGTCAAGGCAGACGGGTCGATTGTCATTAACAAAGGCAGTCTGTTTGGCACGAAGCTGCTCGACATCTTGGAAGGTGGCGCACAGTTTGGCGATCCTGCCTATCAGGAGTTCTACAGCCAGGTGGTGCTGGACAGCGCCGATCGCATCGCCTACGGCGTGCGGCCTGATGGCACTGTTCAGTTTAGCAAGCAGATCGATGGTGAGGCGGCACGAGCAGCGCGACTGACGCCCCTGGGCGACAACGAGATCAAGGAGGACGCGGCCTACGACTTCTATGCTCACATCGAGCTTGATGGCGCTGGCAGGATCAGTCGCGCTGTGCGTCTCTCAGGTGAGCAGTATTTCCCGAGAGCAGATTTCGATGAGCTGACGATTCAAGGGGAGTCACTTTCTGCCAATCTTGATGTTCGCTCTCAGGTTTCTGGCGACAGTACGAAAGGCATCGACTACGACGCCACCACAGGCGTCTTCAGCAGCCCGGACGGCCACGCAAACCGGATTATCGTTAAGTGGGGTGATTCGATCAGTGCCGACATCAGCAACACCACAGTGTTGGAGCAGCTGGAGCCGGGGCGTCAGATGCTGACTCGTTCCACTGGCGGCATCGACAATGGCTCCATCCTTGCCCGCTTCGGGGCCCTGCCAATCACGGGCCGTGTCTACTGGGAAGTGAAGACTGTCACGGTCGCCAGCTACACCGGCAACACCGTCACCCTGTCAGCAGGGGGTACGACTGACATTGAAGTTGGAGATTACTTCTACGGCTCCGGGCAGCACAACGACACCGTGATCACCGCTGTTGATGCAGGTGCGAATCAGATTACGCTCTCAATTGACGCTGGCAATCTTGTGACTACTGCCGGGGCTTATGTAATCCAGCGCCCGAAGATAGAGGCAGGCAAGCAGACCAAGATTCACAACCTTCTCCCGACCACAGTTCACGACCAGACAGGCACTGCTGTGCTGTCGAATTTTCACATTAAAAACCTGAAGGGTGTTCCTTACCCTGGGTTTACAACTCTACCCCGCGACTTCAACCGCCAAGACAACAGCACTTCAAGCGATTGGGCTGATGTGATCGCCGAGCATACCGCTGATGGCTTTATCTCGACAGCGCCTCGGGTGGTGGTGGACACAACTGTGACATCAGGCGCCAGTGCCGGTGCTACTTCGATCGTTGTGGCTGACGCTTCCAGGATTGCCCCCGGCCACTTCATTATGGCCAAGGGCATTCCCTACGGGTGCCGTGTGTGGGATGTGAACTACGACACCAACACGGTGAAGTTGGCAATGGACACCGATGGCGCAGTTACTGGCAATGTTCGCGTCTACGAGCGTGTGGAGTTCAAGCCCGACACCACTGCTGACATCGCAGGCATTGGGGAGGTGCAACTCAAGCACTGCATCAACATCTTCGACTTTGATAATGGAAC